CAACAGTATGTGTTGCAGTCTTCATCGCAGTGATGACAAGGTTGTTTCTTGTGGCTACATCTTCCTCGCCGAGCCAGTTTGTAAGCTCTGCAACAATGTTCGCGTCAGAATCTGCAAGAAGCTCATCAGTAACAGGAAGATATCCGCCATACTTTTCAATGTTGTAGTTAATCACTCCATAAGTTGGGCCGTTTACCTTTGGGATCTTGCCCATCTCGTCCACTTTCTGGAATCCGGAATGGCTCGCTCTTGTTCTGTAGGTCCTTCTGCCCTTGTTGGTCTTAACAACTTCAGAATCTACAAGATTCTGAAGTGAGAAGTGTGCTTCCCTGTACTGGTTAATCTTTGTCTGGATATCTTCAGGTACGGTATATCCGCCATCAGCGCCGGTCTCGCCGCCTTCTCTGTTGACGTTTGAGTAACTGAATCTGTGTCTTGCTGCGTTCGCAAACTCATGGATCGCATCCTTGGCAGGATCATTGTCCTTTACAGGTGTGGCTGTAGTAGGCACTGCTGCGCCGCCGTTGTCCACGATATCAGAAAGAAGATCATACTTCTCCTGCATTGCTACGAGCTCCGCCTTTGCCTCCTTAGCCTCGGTGAGCTTATTCTCATTAACGAGGTTCTGAATCTGAACCTTTTTCTCATTGATGGCATCAAGTAATTTCTTTAAATCCATAACTTTCTCCTTTACTGTGTTGTCCCGAACTTATCGAGATCTTTTAATATTTCTGCTTTTTCTGCCTCGCGAGCTTCGCGCTCTGCCTTGGCGTTGGTGTACATTTCCTGAATTTCAGCCTGTTTCTTGTAGAGACCGCTGAAAGATGCAGTCATGACCCTCTTGGAGCTCTCTGCATCCGTAATCCCATCTACAAAGCCCAGTTCCACGGCTTTATTTGCCGGGAGCCATGTTTCTTTGTCCATGAGCTTGAGGATCTCTTCCTGAGTCTTGCCTGTCTTTGCGACGTAGGCTCCACACAGGGCTTCATCCCAGGCTTTCAATTCCTTGGCGGCCTTCTCCATGTCCTGATGGTTGCCACTCACTCCGTAAGTAGATACATCATGGATCATGATCATGCCGATAGGCGATATCTTGCAAGGTCCAGCCATAGCAATGACTGATGCGGCGGAAGCGGCCAGAGATTCAATCTCGATATCCACATCATTCCGCGCGCGGAGCTTCGCATATATCTCCTGTCCGGCAAGTACATCACCACCGCCGGAATTGATCTTCACTTCCAGCCTGTCACCTTCCGGCATCTGGCTGAGTGCATCATCGAGGTCCCGTGGCGCAAAGTAATCACCCAGAATCGGATATCCCCAATCTCGGAGTAAATTAATTAACTCTTTGGTCGCGTTATCGATGATGTCGCCTTTGATATTCAAAATCATTCTCCGCTTCCTCCTTCCTTCGAGATTCCATATGCCGCGCCGACGCTGGTGAGCGGCACATAGTTGCCATTTACTATCAATTGATCGCCGCCATCCTGTGATGGAAGGTCGAGATACTGTCTCGCCTCATTCGGTGTGTAAATGCCGTTGTTGACCGCAGATGTTAATGTCTTCATCTGCGTCTCTGCATCTGCCCTCAGGATCACCTTTTCATTGAACTTGTACTGATACCCTTCAATCCTCTGCTGCTCAGAAAGGAGCTTGTAGTTCAGTTCCTGTTCGTTCATGGTGATGCGGAAGAGCATCGTATCAACTAAAAATGCCAACTGCTGAGTCTCAGAGTTGGCATAGGATGACTTTTCATAGTCATTTATCTGATTCGGTTTTACTCCAAATGCTGCTGCAATCTGCAGAGCACTGTACTTTTTCAGCTCAAAGAACTGAGCATCAGTCAGTTTGTAGTTGAGAGGTGAAAGATTCATGCCCACAGGAAGAGCGACGACCTTACCGGCATTTCTCGCCCCGGTAAGAAGATCGTCGTATTCCTCCTGGAGTTTGGTTCTCATCTTTTTGTCAAGGTCTCCTGTGTACTGAAGGACGCTGGATGCTGTGAGTCCACTTTCATAAAGCTTTTCGAGATACTTCTGTGAGTATCCTGCTCCTGTGATTGTGGTGGCGAGAATGTCCCTCACTGACTTACCCATGATTCCGTCCCATGTGAGCCACGTCTTCATGTGGAGCACCTGCATCTGGTCGAACACATACTCTGTTCCGCTGTTCGGGTCATTGTATCTGTAATAGAGCTTTCCCTTGTCTCCGAAAACACCGGCATCATCCATGTACACCGTCACATAATTTGACTGCATCGGCCAGAGAGCTTTCACTACTCTTGTACCGCCATACCGTCCTTCTCTTTCCGTTGTGTACTGGATCCATGCGTAAGCATTGCCATAATGGTGACAATTTGCTTCCATGGCTGACCAGAACACAGAAGGTGACATAAATGTGTTCGGCCTGTTGAGGATCACATCAGTCTCACTTGTGCGTTTCGCATTTACACGTCCGCCCTGATCATCTTCCACGTAGAGCTTAAGCGGAAGCTTTCCCATCGTCTCCGACAGGATCTTGAGACAGGTGAAGTATGTTGTTTCCTGAATCGCTTCAGGCTTAGAGCTGTCAATCCCAAGCCATTCCAGAAGTCTCGCTTCTGCCATTGTGGCGGTGTCAGATTGCACTTCTCTTTGATTAAAAAATCTGCTAAAGAATCCCATCTTTTACATGTTCTCCAAAAATTTCCTTACATAATCGTTGTAATCCGTCGCGTCGAAATCGTGATAAAGCGCAAGCTTATATGCCGCCAGTGTTGCATCGATCGGGTCGATTCGCTTTGTGGTGGCGTCCTTATCTATCTTGATCAGACCATTGTTTGTCCTCACAACTGCATTACTCATGGCATAATTCAGAAGGGGATTATGCAGGTAGATAATGTTTCCGGCATAAACCTGTTCTCTGAATCCCTGTGTGGACTCATTTAAGCTCTTGTGGCTTTGGAACACTTCCTCTACCGTGTAGCCTTCATCTGAGAGGTCCATCATGAGTTTTGATGCATTGGCAGGGTCGAAGCACAGGCACTGGATATCAAGGTCGTACTTCTTGCACTCATCCAGCACATACTTCATAATGGCGCCCTGGTGGACTATCGGAGTCTCCGTTACAGTTAGATATCCGAGTCGCTCCCATGCGTCATACGGCACCTTGTCCCTGATGACATGCTCTCTCAGCTTTTCCCACGTTGGGATGAAGGAGTGCGTCCACAGGATGTACTTCACTATCGGATGCCCCATATCATCCATCTCGCCTGCTGCCGTGAAAGGCACTATAAAGGCAACTGATGAAAGGTCAATTTTTGATGACATATCAAATCCGACATACACGGGCATCTTTTTCAAAGAGATTGGTAGCTCCTTGACCTCACAGAGCTTCCATTTCTTCATGTCCATGTAGCCATTGTTCTTACTGGCCACCCAAACATTGAGCACCTTCGTCATGAAAGCGACCATCTTTTCAGGTATCTGCTTCGCTACCTCGTAGTCCTCAGATATCTTCTTGATGCCCTCCGGAAAGAATGCTCTTATCGGATTCGCTTTCTGCCATGTTTCAAGCGCTCCGGGGTCATCGCCCGGATCAGCTTCGCAGATATCGACAAAATACTCATCGTTCTGCACATCAATGTCAGGATTAAGTATCTTGCTACAGTAATCGTACTCCTGCGTATAGCAGGGATAGGTAAGGTCTTTTCCGGCAGTGGTGATGATCGTCAGCATCGGCTCTTTTGTGTTGGAACCGAGTCCAAGATCATAAAAATCCGTTGTAGGATGCTGATGATATTCATCGAGGATGAGTTGAGCGGGGTTCGTACCGTCCCCGGTCTTCCCATCCTCTTTTGAGAGTGCCTTGATGAATGATCCGGTCTTAATGTGGTCTATCTGATCACGCTTAAAATTGAATTTTGACCTTATCAGTGTTCCTCTGGTCATCAGATCGCACTCGTTGAATACGATCTTTGACTGGTCTCTCTTGGTACCGGCTGTATAAATCTCATATACCTCGCCGTTTCGTGTGGCCTGCTCTGATATCTCGTTAAGAGCTTCCCCCGCCTCCATCTGCGATTTTGCGTTTTTACGTCCAACCTCAGTAAAAGACTTCTTGAATCTCTTATACCCAGTGTCTTTATGTCTCCATCCGTAAATCTGACACTCACGGAATTTCTGCCAGGATGTAAGGATTATCGGTGTCCCGGCAAGTTCGCCCTTGCTGTGATGCAATAATGCGAACCATCTCACTATCTTCTCAGCTCTTTCCTCATCCCAAACGTAGGGGAAATCGTCTGATCCGATGCGGTCTATGTCATTCAGCAGCCTTTGACATGCCCATTTGTGCTTCTGACCCGAAGGGATCTTTCCTTCAAGGCAATCGTGAGCATATCCGGTGATTTCTTCCAAGCATGTCATCAGATATCACCAAAAGCTTCTAGCAAACCTTCCTCCTCTTTCTTCACCTTGAGGTTTGCCGCGCTGAGTCTGGCATTCACTGTCATACCCAAGCACTCGCCTGCTGCCTTCATTTCCTTGTATGCGTTTTCTGCTATCACTATCAAGGGGTTCGGCTTCGTTCCACCGTTTCCTTGCTCCACTACGAGATGCTCATTCGGGTCTTTGAGCTTCTCGGTGGCTTCAAGATACCTCGACCATGCATTGCAGTATGCGATCAACTGCGCTCTATCGAGGTTTCCTATCACCTCTGTCTTCAAAAGTTCCGGGAGAACACGCTTGTATTCCTTCTTGGCTGCTGCGTCTCTCAGTTCCTTCGTCGGCACTTTCATGATGTCGCTTTTGTCAGCAGAAATCTGCTTTTCTGCGTATTTTCTTTTTTCTCTCTCAGCTCTGCTAAGATGTTTTGTCGTCATATCCACGACTTTTCGCGCTCTAGCCACGTTTTTCTCACCTCACTTTCCTTAAGACTTTTCTTAAATTAAAAGATTTTTTCGGTTTTTGTTCTTATTTCGATGCTTTTTCCTTTTCAAAAGGGCATTTTGCGAAAGGAAAAGGAAGGCGGCGGTCTTCCCAGAGTGCACCCAAACTTCCCTGACGCCCCCTCGGGGTATCACTCTATGTTCTTCTGCAAAGAGCGAAGCAAGGCTTGCATGGTTTGCTTCGACTCTTCCGATGCCCGGTATGCCACATGCACCTCA